ACTTACTATTACTGGGCGCTTAGCCTTCTGTGTTAACGGTGATGGTTTATTTATTGAACATGCTACAGAATTAGTTGAATCAGGTGAGTTAACAACAGGTATTATCCGTTATGAAACTCTTGAAAACAAAGCATGGAAGCGTATAAAACTACGCACCGAAGGAACATTGCAAGGTGATATTGATATTTTCCGCGTTGATAATGGAGTGGATTCAGCCTTTCGTACTGTAACTCAAGGAAGCACAGAGGACTATGACTATGATTTATCCTCCGTTTATGAGGATGTTAATGTTGAAGCGCAATTTAAGTTCCGCCTCAATCGTAACGATACGACTGCCACGACTGGCGCTGTTATTTACGGTTACTCTGTTAAGGCTTTGCCTACTCCTACCCGTGCTCGTGTTGTTCAGTTTCCTGTCTTTTGTTTTGATTCCGAGCGTGACCGCCATAAAAACATTATGGGTTTCCCAGGTTATGCGCTCGGTAGACTCCAAGCCTTAGAACAAATGGAAGCACAAGGCGAAACAATCATCATCCAAGATTTCACTGCTGGTGGAGAACCAACAGAAGCAGTGATTGAGCAGGTAACTTTTACCCGCACAAGTCCATCTGATGGCGCTTTCTCAGGCTATGGTGGGATTCTCCAGATTACTGCTCGTACTGTCGTTTAAACATATAAGGATAAGAACATGACACCTGCTGATTGGGCTGGCTTAGCCGTAGCCATATTAACTTTAGTTGCTGGACTTGCTGGCGCTGTGCGCTGGATGGTCAAGCATTACCTATATGAATTAAGACCCAATGGTGGTTCTAGCCTTAAAGATAAAGTTAATTTACTAGAAGATAAAGTTGACCTATTAACTGATTTAGTCAAAGAAGTATTGAGGAAGTGAGCAATGACCAAGCCCAAGGTTGCCAAGTCTGCCAGCCCTGCTGCTATTGCTGTGCTTCGTCAGGCTACGGCGTTATACCCCAAGCGCAAGAAGGCATCAGATGGACTACTGCCTTCGTTAGCGCATCAGAAAGCCAACCCGAATTCGGACCACAATACTGGGCTAGCAGTAGATTTGACCCACGACCCTAAAAATGGGGTTGATTGCAAGAAACTTTTTGAAGAACTTAAGAAAGATAAAAGAGTTAAGTATCTTATATTTAATAAAAAAATATGGCAAAGAGGGGTTGGAGAGAAGCCTTACAATGGTAGCAATTCTCACCGCACTCACCTACATATCTCTATTCGTGATGGTTACGGCAATGATGTTTCTCCTTGGTTCAAATCAGTAGCACCTACAAAGGTTGCTCTTGTCAAGAAGAAACCAATAAAGAAGGTTGAATCAAAGTCTAGGTATGGTAAGTCCCTTATCCAAGATTTGTTCAGTAAGAAAAGCAAGTTGGTCTGCACTTGCAAGACCTGTCCTATCCATAAGAAAGGCAAATAATGAAAGCAATTAAAAAACTAAAAAAGAAGTTTGCTAAACCAGAATTTAAGGCTGCCCTTAAGTCCTACCTCCGTGCTGTATTGGCATCGGCTGTGACCATGGGGATTGCTTTGGCTACTGACCTAGCCCCTGAGTATGCAGTTCTTATCGGTGGATTGACCGCCCCTGCTGTTAAATGGGCTGACCGTGCTGAACAAGACTTTGGTTTGAAATTTGATAAAGTTGCTAATTAAATAACTTAATACTGTTTAAACAAAAGAACCCCCGCCGTCAAGAAATTTCTTGATGAGCGGGGGCTTTTTTGTTTTTGTCTGATAAGGAGTAGTACCACTACAACACTTCCCCAAGTGCTATAGCGTTTCAACTTTATCAAGCGGAGTTGGGGCTGTCAATTCAGCGCCACATAAAGCACACTCTGCCTCAGTAAACCACAATGCAATCTCGCCATCCTCAAACATGCACGCGACTTTAAAAAGTTGAGAACCGCAAGGACATACATGAGTGGGAATACCACGATAACTGTGCTTTAATTGGCTTTGCTTCCGCTTACGCTTCAGCAAACTCATACACTTAGCCCGTTCTGCACGAACAGGAGTATACTGATTTTTTAATTACAACCTTGTAGTTCTCTCGGCGTGTCGCCGAATAGAGGAGTGAGGTACATATACACTCGCCCCTGCAAAGGAGAAATATGACACTTGAAGAAAAGACTGGGAAAGGCTATATCTCCCACAGTGCCATGAGTTCATGGCTTAATTGTGGCTGGGCATATTACCTGACCCGCATACAGAAAGTCGCTGAGAACCCATCCTACTGGCTTGTAGGGGGTAAATCTTTACATGAAGCGACAGAGATATACGATTCAATCCCGCCTCTTATGGGTGATTTTGACCCTACTGCAGTATTTGCTGCACGATGGGAGGAGAACTATCGTCTTGCTGACAACGGCATGCCGTTCCGTGCTGGTGGCAGGGCTACTAAGGCGTATCCCAACAAAGAGGATGCATCATGGTGGTTGGAAAATGGACCCAAGATGGTGGATTTTTGGATTCAGTTCCGACAAGATAGTGGATACCAGCCATATCAATTATCAGGTGGTGAGTTCGCCATTGAAACTGAACTTAATGTAGAAATCGGTGGTGTATTAATGAAAGGATTTTTGGACCGACTTATGGTTTCACCTGCTGGTGAACTCATTGTTGTGGACATAAAGACTTCTAGTAAACCACCCGTTACCTATACACAACTAGGCACATACGCGATTATGTGCGAGAAGGCTATGGGTATTCGCCCTGTTAAGGGTGCTTACTTCATGGCTCGTACTGGTGAGTTAACTGAACCAGTAGACTTAACACACTACACTGAAAAGCGTTTAGCCTCACAGGTTAAAGGCTTTAAGATTGCTGTTGACAACAACATATTCATACCGCAACCAGGATTTATGTGCGGTACATGTTCTGTTAATCATGCTTGCTATGCAGTAAATGGTTCCGAATCACATAAATACCCCGAACTAGGAGATACAGATGAGTGAGAACACACCAATCCAAATCAACTTCAAGACCAAGAAAGATGGCATGTTGATTAACCTTCGTGCCCAAGATGGTGCTGAACTTGATTTATTGCTTGACCAACTTACACAGCGCATTGCTGCGTTAGTTGACCTTGAGAAAACTGTTGAAGGTATGGCAGTTGTCAAGGATGCTTTCCCAAATTCAGTACCAATACAAGGTACCACTGCGGTACCACGCCCAACTCAAGCAGCACCTGCAGCAGGAGCGCCTGATTGTTCTTGTGGTAGTGGACCTATGCGCTTTGTACCAGCAGGTATTGCTAAGGCAACAGGTCGCCCATATAAGGCGTTCTACGCTTGCCCTAAACCACAGGGACAGGCTTGCCAAAACAAAGTAACCGTATAGTTCATGCGCCTCTTATCTCGCGCTATTCGTACTGCATCAGCAGGGGGTGCAACACTGCCAACAGTGTGGCGCTCTCTGCTTGAGCAGCAAATAGCGTTTAGACGGGGCGAGGTGAGCATGATTGCTGGTCCTCCAGGGGCTGGTAAATCAACACTTGCTCTGTCACTTGCAGTGCATGTGCAAGTACCAACACTTTATATCTCAGCAGATACACACTCTCATACTATGAGTTTGCGTTTGCTTGCGATGTTAACTGGTAGGTCACAAGCAGAAGTTGAACCAATGATGGAAGCAGATAGGGAGTGGGCAGCACAAATGCTCAAGCCTGCTGACCACATCATGTGGGAGTTTGATTCAGCACCTACGCTTAAAGATATTGAGGATGCAATCCTTGCATCTCGTGAGCGACTTGGGAAAGATGTTGAACTTATCGTGCTTGATAATGCCGTAGATGTAACCCTTGATGGACAAGATGAGTGGGGCGGATTACGCACTCTCATGCGTGAACTCAAGTGGTGGGCTAGAGATACTGGCGCTGCTGTTGTTGTTTGCCACCATACAAGTGAAGGCGTTAATGGCAATCCTTGCCCACCACGCTCTGCACTGCATGGAAAAATTGCTCAGACTCCATCATTAATACTTACAGTTCATGGACAACTTGCATCAATGGGTGTCTGTGCTGTGAAGAACCGATATGGACCAGCCGATGCCAATGGTGCTACACCAGTATGGCTTGCTTATGACCCTGCGAGTATGCAGATTAAGGACTTGGTGGCACCATGAAAATTGCTCTCATTGTTCTTGCATCATTAGTAGCGTTTGCTCCTATAGTCTTTTACATAATTGTAAAAGTTATAGATAGCGTTATTGATTTTGAAACTGATTATTACTATGAGGAGATAGATGATGACGAATACTAATTGGGAATTACGAGTAGTTGAAAATATGGGCGAAGTAGTAGGCTCAGTGGACAGCAAAGATGTAGTCGTGCCTACCAAGACACTGATTACAGATATGAAAGCGCAGTTAATGTTTATACCTAAGAACTTTACTTGGACAGTGGGATGGAGAACTTATGTTTGGCAGGAGAAAGAAACAGGGCGGTTCAAAGAACTCACCCAAGAACAACATGAAACACTTTTCAGTGGAGGAACTGTCAGTTACACCGAAGATGGTGGAGGAGGCGATACTCCAAGCGAAACTACCCGAAGTGATAAAGGAAGCACTGATAAATGAACTTCCAAACTTTGTGGAATTTGTTGATGAAACGACAAATAAAATCTTCAACCCTTCCGCTATATGGTTTGAGTCAATCCAGTTTGCTGACTATGTGGCGCAACTTGCTACTCATCTCAGGGAAGAACACGGAGGAGAGTGCCGAGAAGAAATCGCAGAAAAGTTAATTACTATGTCGGAGAACTTTAAAGATTTAGCCGAACATGCAATGAAAATTTTAGACAATTCAGAAAAGAGTATGAAACATGGCGCATAGTAATAAAGAAATGCTTTCCATTATATGGTGCGACAATGGCACTACTGATGGCAAGTTTACTGAGGGCTTGGTTTATACACTGATACATGCAGCATCCGTTGGTGTGCCAGTTAATAATGCTGTTCGTGTTCAAGGTAATCAGATTGCCCGACAAAGACAAGCAGCCATTGAGATGTGGCAGCAGGTCAATACCGATTGGGCGCTGTGGGTTGATTCAGATATTGTCTTAACCAAAGAGATGTTAAAGAGTCTATGGGATGCTGCTGACAAGGTAGCCCGACCTATAGTAAGCGGTGTTTATTTCATCTCTAAGCAGATGGAAGGCTCACTCATGCAGCCTATGCCTTGTGTCTTTAATGAAACTGGCAATGAGTATGAGATTAGTTATCTTCATCCTTTACCTAAGAATCAGATAGTAAAGGTTGACAATGCAGGCATGGGTTTAGTGCTGATGCATAAGAGTGTACTCAAGGGTTTAAACGATAAGTTCCCTGACCAGTTTTGGTTTGGCGAGAACAACGAACGAGGAGAGAAATTTATCGGTGAAGATATTTCTTTCTTCCGAAAGGTAAAGGCTGCAGGTATACCTGTTCATGCCCATACTGGTGTACTTGCTAAACACATGAAACGATTTGCTTTTGATGAATCCTATTACAACCTGTATTGGGCAGCAGCAGAGGCAGCAGAGAGGAGCCAACGCGATGCCAAGTCAGCAAGTAGCCAACAAGCGTAGAGGTGCTGCATGGGAAATAGACCTTGCTGATTTCTTTATGCAACAAGGTTTAAACGCACAGCGTTTACCTCGTGCTGGTCGTAATGACATTGGTGATGTGTTTGTTCCTGGAGTCAATGGTATCTATGTAGTGGAAGCCAAGGCTCCACGGCGTGATGGTCGCATTGATTTGAGTGGTTGGATTCGTGAGTCTGAGATTGAGGCAGAGAACTACCGTATTGCAAAGCGATTGACAGTTGCGCCTACACCATTGGTGATTATCAAGGCAAGCAACAAAGGGACAGGTGAAGCCTATGTCGTTCAGAAACTCAGTGATGTCCTCCCCAACCTCTAAACACAGCATAGTTAAAGTACTTGAGCATTACGGATTTGTAATTCCTCAGAATCGTGGAGGGTGGCAATCAATTCGTTGCGCTTTTCACAATGACCATGTGAAGTCGGCTCGTTTAAACATAGACAATGGTGGCTTCAGATGTTTTGCCTGCGACATGGCAGGAGATGTGTATTCATTAATCATGAAAAAAGAAGGAGTGGATTATGGCAAGGCTCTCAAAATCGCAGAGAGAATTACTGGCGAAAGCAACGGAGAACTACGCAACAAGCCTAGGAGAAGCGTTGCCTTACCTAATGAATCGCGGTATAACGGAGCAAACGGCGCGTATGTTCCGCCTCGGATTCGTGGCGAATCCTGAAGCAGGACATGAACCTTACTTCGGTAAGTTGGCTATCCCATACCTCACTCCATCGGGTGTGATTGATATTCGTTTCCGTAGTTTAAACAACGATAGCGGTCCGAAGTATCTATCAAGACCTGGAGCAAGCACACACATTTACAATGTTGATGCGCTTAGTAGTGATACAGATTTCCTTGTGATATGCGAAGGTGAATTAGACACCATCATCGCTACACAAGTTGGCTTCTCAGCAGTGGGATTGCCTGGGGCTAACAACTGGAAACCATTTTACTCTCGTGTTCTTGCAGACTGGGAAAAGATTATGTTGTTTTGTGATGGTGACAACGCAGGTAAAGAGATGGCAAAGACCCTCTCAAGAGAATTGGACAATGTATTCCCCGTGTTCATGCCTGATAACTGCGATGTTAACGATGTGTTCCTTACCGAAGGAGCAGAGGGACTACGAAAGCGAGTGGGTGTTTAAACAAGTGATTGTTAAACTGAGTCAAGAAGAAGTGCGGGTGTGTACCACACTGGCAGTAGAGCGTTGGCTCACCAAGTTTGGTTCCATTGATAGACCTAACTATGCAGCAGGTAAGAAGTTTGGAAAGTTAGAGCCTGAGATTCTTGCGAATATCAGAGCCAATGTTGCTGAGTGGGCAGTGGCTAGAGAGTACAACTTGTCATGGTCAGTGCCTTGGTATCCCAATGAACTGCACTCTAGGCGCAAGAACATACCTGATGTGGGTGAGTTTGAAGTTAGAACTGTAAGGACTCAAAGTGCAATTCCTTTTTGGAAGAAGGATGTAGGCAGAACAATCTTCGGCGTTAAGATTT